TACTCCACTTATAGCACCAGATAGCGAAGCCTGTCCTACTCCGTCCATCCAATAAATTAAAAATGGTGACGGACTCTCTATCGTACCAGCTGAGTTAAAAACGAACTGTCGTACCATCTTCTGATAGAACTTGATATGCCTAAAACTTGATGTATTAGGCAAATGCTGCGTAGCAGTTGTATCTTCTGATTGACTTGCCAACAGATACCGTCTATGCATGATTACTTCATACTTGTCCTTGTTAATTGGTCGGTTAAACAACCACCAGCTGTTAATAATATCGAAATCTAGTTCACGGGTCGTGTCCCAATTTCGAAAGAACCCTGCAGTTGGAATGGTTACATCCGGTTTTCTTGGAATAATGACTGCAATATTTAAATAACTCGCAAATGATTGCGCGATCTGTCTAATATGAAAATCAACAGCGAACCCTCGTGTCGTGACGCGAAGTCCTTCACGTCTGTCTATCTCATCTGCTGACGTCTGTAACGGTACGTTAACAAGAGCAAATGGATATTGGGTTCTTGTTGACTGGAGTACACCATTATTGTCATCCAAGATTAACCTTGTCTTAAGTGGAATAGTTTTGTCTGGTTTCTGACCGGCTATCATCATCCGCTTTTGTTTCGTTACCCTTTGCGGCCCCCGGCTTCGTGATCGGGCCCTTCTGGTTCGCGGTGTCGTTCTTCGTCGTTTAACGAAAGTTATTTTGCGACGTTTCGCAGACATCTGGAATCGCGGGGCGCCCCTTTTCATGTAACTCATTCCTAATTTATGACTACCATGGATCTCTTAATGGATCGAATACATATTCCAATATATATGCCTTTACTTCTTCTGGCAAGACATCCGGTAACGGATACCAGTATTTAAAATACTGCTTCCAATCAACCATAATTAAATAAGTGACGATAGTCATTTCCGACATTTTCTATGCGCGAAAACGAACCCACAGCGCATTACTCCAGTGGAATTCTTTTATGTTCTTTACGATCAAAACATGCCGCCAAACCGCATGACTCAACAGTACGCGCGACAGGAGTTAGAAATAAGATTTCTTTTTAGTCGGCGATAGCTGCTCCTACTGGCGCCTCCGGCGAGACGTCTGGCTGTCTGTAGGTTGACCAGTTGGTGTGGACAGTATTACCCACACCTCCGTCCACCGTCCATAATCTCAAAATGTCCCGTACCTGTTGCTGGACTCTTACTCTCCATAATCCGGAAGAAGATGACATCTCCTCCTGGTGCACCGCCGTCGAAGACGGCAGGGCGACATACCTATGTTACCAACAGGAACATGCCCCGACGACTGGCATTCTCCATCTCCAAGGCTACGTTGTCTTCCTTAAAAGAATCAGACTTGCAGGCGTCAAAAAAGCTCTCAGATCAAGAACTATTCACGCGGTACCTTCAAACGGGTCTCCATCCTCTAATCGAACCTACTGCTCCAAGGAAGAAGGCTCCGTCCCGAACTCATTCAAAGAGTTTGGACAAATCCCAAAAGACGTTGTTTCAGGTTCCAGGACTGATCTCGAAGCCTTTAAGGAAGCGGTTACAAACGGTCTCAGAGATAAACGGGTCGCCAGAACCGACTTCGCCGAGCTTGTCGCAAAGTACCCTCGATGGTGCTACGATCTTATCGACGATCAAAACGACATACAACACGAAGAACATGAACTCTATGAATGGCAAACCGATCTAACGGCTGCTTTGTTACTACCTGCAGACGACCGTAAGGTCATCTTTGTTGTTGACAAGAAAGGGAACCAAGGTAAAACCTGGTTCGCAAAACAATTCTCTAAAGAGCATGAAGATGCTCAATACATGGAGCCCGCCAAAAAGGCCGATATGGCCTATGCTTTACGCGAGAACGTTCGTGTTCTATTTCTAAACATTTCCAGAACCGTGGAAGCGGAAAAATCTGACTATTTATATTCGTTTATTGAGTCTGTTAAAGACGGGATGGTTTTCTCCCCTAAGTACGAGTCTCGTACTAAGTTTCTTGGTAAGGTACACGTCGTCGTGATGACTAATCAAGAACCTAACATGATTCTTCTGACTCACGATCGCTACGTCATAATTGAACTTAAATAACTAATCATCTTGATAATATAAACGAACTGTACGCTGAAGCGAAAATACTCCACTTATAGCACCAGATAGCGAAGCCTGTCCTACTCCGTCCATCCAATAAATTAAAAATGGTGACGGACTCTCTATCGTACCAGCTGAGTTAAAAACGAACTGTCGTACCATCTTC